ATTCCAGGCGTTTTCGTATGAAGCGTGATGGGGTATACCTTGTCAAAAACCGCTATACATCGATGGAAGAAGAAAATAGTTGACAAAGTAGTCTAAATTCTCTATAATTCGCCCATTGTTCCAATCGCGGGAGAGTCAGTAATCCCCTTGGAACTATTAGGATCAACGTATTGATCCGATCTGGTGGATGGTCGCAATCCTATTTCGTGCGCGACATGGGGGCATTCGTGGTCGGGGGGTGTCTCGTATTTCTCAAGAGGATATATTATGAGTAAGTGGACGCCTGAACAACAGAAAGCTCACAGAGAACTCTGGGTAGCGGCTTTGCGCTCAGGAGACTATCGACAAACGGCTGGCGCACTAAAATCAGAAGATGAAAACGGCAAGGCTACTTTTTGTTGTCTCGGCGTCGCCTGTGATCTTTGGCTGAAATCAGGGGATGCTCCTAAAGTTGCTAAATGGCATCACGACGGAGTTATCCAATGGAAGTCGAAACCAAAGAAAAGCGATGATCTTGTGCAATTCAGTGATTGGAAACATGATGGGTATCTTCCAGCCGTGGTTCAAGACTGGTTGGGATTGACAACGCACTGCGGCGGCTCTGGCATCGGCATCGATTTGGCCATGGAGAACGATAGTGGCAAATCTTTCAAACAGATTGCCCAAATCATTGAACGTGAACCAAAGGGATTGATCGCGAATGAGTAACACATGGACAGCCGAAGAACAAGCTGAACATCGTAAACTCTGGGTAGAAGCCTTGCGTTCGGGAAAATATGCTCAAACACAAATGCAGCTTCGCGACGAAGACACATTTTGTTGCCTGGGGGTTGCGTGCGACCTTTATCTGAAATCAGGTGAAGCTCCTGATTATATGCGTTGGGATGATGATCTTTTCGTTTTTCTCGATGACCGCCTCCATTTCGATCCGCCATTGGATAAATTTAGTGTATCGATCAGCAATATTCTTCCAGATGTAGTGAAGGATTGGCTCGGTCTTAAGTCAAACTGCGGGACCTTCGGGCCGTGGGGATCAACAAACGGGACGCAGCAAGCTCTAACAACTATGAATGATCGCGGCGCAGACTTTTGTGAGATTGCCGATTTTATTGAATCAGAACCTGAGGGCTTGATTTCATAAGTCGAATTTGAAAATATTTGACTAAATAAGCGGTAATTCTATTGAAGGACCGCTTATTTTGACTCCCTTAGTCACCGATCTATCACACCATAATTCCGTAACGGATATGAAGGCCATATATGATGCAGGCATTCGCGGCATCATTCACAAGGCCACCGAAGGCACATACTACAAAGACCCGAAATATAAAGCACGCCGTCAATGGGCCTTAGACCATGGTCTATTATGGGGGGCTTATCATTTTGCGGCAAATACTGATGTTGAAAAGCAGGTTGACTACTTTATTGACTATGCCGAACCTGATGGCACGACGCTTCTGGCTCTGGACTTCGAAGAAAACACCAAGGGTAATATGACCCTCTCGCAAGCCAAGCAATGGTTGCAACTCGTGCGCGACAAGACTGGCCAGAAGCCTAAGCTTTATGGCGGTAGTCTCCTAAAAGCCGATATTGGTAAGCACGCAGACGCCTTCTTGGCCTCACATCGTCTTTGGCTGCCCCAATATGGCTCACACGCAGTTTTACCGCCTGGGTGGCCTTCTTATTGGCTCTGGCAATACTCTGACGGGCAGCACGGGCCTACACCGCATACTCTGGTTGGTGTCTCTGGTCTCGTGGACCTGAATGTATTTGGCGGCAAGGATTTGAATCAAGAATGGGTTGATAATCTCTCCGTAGTGTGATATACTAAATAGAATCGAAACATATTCCCCCTTAGCAATCAAGGTGAATTGCAAGATGCTGTTAACATCTATGGAGCCCTGTTCGATTCAGGGAGGGGGAGCCACTTTGGGCCAGTAGTATAATGGGATTACGTCACTCTTGCAAAGTGTTCGATGAGGGTTCGACTCCCTTCTGTGTCCACCAAAATTTTGAGAGCATCGCCAAACGGCATTGTTCCTATCGAGGCTTTTATCGTTGAGCCAGCGTAGCAAATCAACGATATCCCTATCGCTTTCATAGTTTAGTAGTCAGAACAGTTCCTTCGTAACGAATAAGCTGGGGTTGAATTCCTCCATGAAAGCTCCAACACGATTTGTAAATGCAACGTCTCACTCGAAAAACCATCCAAAAATTCAAATTCAAAAATGACGAGCCTGCCGCTGCGGGCTCAAGTTTTATAACCGACCGCACCAGTATCATCCACGCGTTCAATTGGTATAATGAGAACGGTGAAGTCGCCAAGCTCAGAGAAGCCGTCGAAGCTTTTGCCGAAGATCGTTATCCAGAATCTTCCTCGATCATCAGGTCTCTCAAGGACAATCAGATATCCATGACCATATGCGCCATCGCGCGCATGTATCTGGGTGGTGTCGTCCTACCTCCAGACATACTTTGGTTTCTGGAACAACGCGTCCAAGAACTATTGAATGTGGTCCCGAGTGAAAACGCTCCTGTCAAAGAACGCATCAATGTCGTCGTCAGCGAGTTCGATGACATCTTAGACGACTTCTATCGCTCTAATTATACGCAAAAACCAGCCGACTTCTACAAACACCTGATGGAAATGGAAGCGGGGCAATTGAATGTCAGACAGGCACTGGCACAATATACCGCAATTCTCGATGAACTCGATACTTATGAACATCTGACGGCCAAGCAGAAGAAAGCTTATGTGATCTTTCTCAAGGCGATCATCGATGATTGTGAGAAGTATCTGAGCAACACGCGCAAAGCTACCAAGCTTCGCAAGCCGCGTAAAAAGAAGTTCAAGTCTGCCGACCAACTGGCCGCCAAGGTGCGCTTCAAGGAAGCCGAACCAGAATTGAAGCTGACCAGTGTGCCGCCAAGCAGCATCGTCGGTTCCCAAAGCGTTTGGCTCTACAACGTCAAGACACGCAAGATAACCTATCTCAGTGGGGATAAGTTATCAACCAAGGGCACCACGGTCATCGGGTTTGATCCCGACAAGTCCTTCTCTAAGGTTATCCGTAAACCCGAAACACTCGCTGATTTGCTAAATACACCCAGAACGAAAATGCTGAAAGACATCCAAGTTCTGAAGACTAAGGCAACTCCAGCGAACGGGCGGCTCTCAACCGACGTGCTGATACTTAGGGCAAATAAATGACGCAGAAAGATAACGTTATCCTCTTTCCGAAAATGAAACGGAAAGTGCCGAGACGGACCAAAGTCCAGAAACAAGCCATCGCAGATTCGCTTACCCAGGACCTGATTGATAATGTTAGCGTAGACATCATTGAATACATTTTGGAAGACCTACAACGAAGTGGTGTCGAAATGACACCCAATAAAAAAGACATAGGACTGCTCATTGAAGCAACCAAGGCACTGGTCAGTCGGCACTATGATCATCCACATTTTCTACATAACCTGACAAACTACATTTTTGACGAGACACCCGAAGGTGTTGCTTTAAATACTACAGTGCATTTCAATTTTCAGAAGAAACAAACGAAAGCATAAATTTGGTAATTGTTGATCTAAACCAGATCACCTTCTCTAATCTATATCGAATGGAAAAAATGAAGGTGGAAATAAACGATGCCTCTATACGATACATGATCCTACGAAGTTTACGCGCCTACAATCGCAAACTATTCAAGGGGTGGGGCGAAGTAGTCATAGCATGTGACTCTCGCAAGAACTGGCGTAAGGATGTATTTCCCTATTACAAAGCCAACCGCAAGAAAGAACGCGCCAACTCAACCATCAATTGGGAAAAAGCCTTCACAGGCTTCGAAACAGTCAAATCCGAACTCAAAGAATACTTTCCTTACACCGTCATTGATATCGATAACGCTGAAGCCGACGATGTGATTGCCACCTTGGTCAAATTTCATGACGACGATCCAATCCTCATTCTCTCAGGCGACACCGATTTTGTGCAACTACACCGCAAGGGCATCAAACAATTCTCACCTGTTGCCAAAAAATTTATTTCAAATCCCGATCCCGCGACGTATCTCAAGCAACATATCATCGAGGGTGACAAATCGGATGGCATCCCAAACATTGCTTCTCCCGATGATACATTCGTGCTTGGTAAGCGACAAGGAACGCTTGGGGCGGCGCGTATTAAATACCTCACCGAAACCCCTGTCGATCAGTTTCCGTCAGGTTTCAAGCGCAATTTCGAACGGAACCGACAACTGATCGACCTGAACTACATTCCTCCTGACATTGGCATTCATGTTCGTCAAGCCTGGAAGGAAAGACCCAAGAAAACCAAGGCCAAATTGTTCAACTACTTCTTCGACAAGCGTCTGGAAGATTTTATCAACGATGTGCAGAGTTTTTGATTTTAGTCATTAATATAGAGGAAATAAATGCAAATACCTAAAGTAAAAATACGAATAGATAATCTCGGAAATTATACGACCTATCATGATAATGATGATTTGGAAGATATTGGTGAAGTAGAGGAAATCACAGATATTGATGACCCGCTGTGGTCCAAAATTCTAAAAAAACACAATCCTCCAAAGATTCTACATAAAATTATCGATCCAAATTCATTCCTCCCTCTATATGTTGTTGAATTTGAGGGCCGAAAATATTGCTATTCATGGTCGTTGGCTCAAAGTTGGAGGAATCAATACATCTAATGCAACTTGGCATAAGTGAAATTTTAGAGAAAGCGTCTAAGATTGAAGATCGTGCCGAAAGAGTCGCGTATCTGAAAAGTCAAGATAGCAACTCTTTACGAATTGTGCTATCATACACCTATCATCCCGCAGTCCAGTGGCTGGTTGGCCCCGAACTTCCAAAGTTCCATGACGAAGGCTGGCACGAGGGAAAAGAACTCATACTATTGGCCGAAGCGCGGCGACTGTATCTGTTTGTCAATATTGGCAACAGTAACCTCACAGACGCTCACCGCGAAAAGCTGTTTGTGCAACTTCTTGAAATGTTGCACCCCAACGATGTGCGTATACTTGAGTCAGCCATCAAGAAATCGCTGCCATACCCAAATCTCGAATACGATGTGATATGGGAGGCGTTTGATGGGCTGTTACCTGAAACGAACTTTCGTCCTCAAGTGGAAACGGTTCAAGAAAAAGTGGATCAAGTGATACCACCGACTGAGCTTGATGGAGTGCTCGATGCACTACCACCGAAGCAAGAGAAACCAAAGAGAACTCGCAAGAAAGGAGCCTCAAAAACTACCACGCCATGAGTAAGGGCAAACAAAAATATCGTTGGGATGACGACAACGACTACGATTACGACAACCGCAAGAGAAATATTGAACGCGACCGTCGAAATCGCAAACAGACCAAGGGCGAGCAACGCGAAAACCGCTACGTCCAAGTCGAAGACATAGACCAAGAGGATGAATTTTATGACTAAGAAGATCACTATCAAGTCTGAACCTGCCAAGAAAAAAGGGATCATCGATAGTTATGGTCCATTTGAAACTTACGATCCTGACTATCATCGGTCGGCCGAGCGCATCCACAACGGTTTTGGTTTGGTTGTCGGTGTTTTATTCCTGGCCATGGTCATCGGTGTCGCGCTGAGCTAATGCCAACCTACGTTCTGATCAACACTGAGACGGGAGAGGAATACGAGGAATTTTTTCTCTCCTATACGGCCCTGCAAGAGCATCTGGCCGCAAATCCGAGCCTTGCTCAAGGTGTCCATGCGATAAATATAGTATCGGGTCATGGATCATCGTTCAAGACTGATAACGGTTTCAAGGACCTATTAAAGCAAATCAAAAAGAACAACCTACGGAGCGATATAAAGATCAACTAACCCTTCGCAATGACAGTCCCACCTTATTAGGGAAACCATATGGTAAGTAGAGCAAAACTAAGAAAACAACTACGTGAACAAAACCAACAATATGCTCTTGATACTAAACTAAACCTCGACCTACATCATGTCACTCCACTCACACGCAATCAAGAAATTGCGTTCCATGCCTTCAACAAGAAACACCTGTTTCTGCATGGTTTCGCTGGCACAGGCAAAAGCTTCATCGTCGCCTATCTTGCCCTTCGCGAAATATTCTCGTATAATTCCCCCTTCAAAAAACTTGTCATAGTCCGCTCGACCGTGCAAACGCGGGAGCAAGGTCACATGCCTGGAAATGACAAGGAGAAGAACAAGTATTTTGAAATTCCCTACACGCCGATCATGTCTGATCTATTCGGGCGTGGGGATGCTTACCAGCTTCTCAAACAAAAAGGTATCGTGGAGTTCATGACCACGACGTTCATTCGTGGCATCACCATAAATGACGCCATTGTGCTCGTTGATGAATGTCAGAATATGACCGCGCATGAATTGCACTCTATCATCACCAGAATTGGGACAAACTGTAAAATCGTCTTTGCGGGTGACATCAGACAGACCGACTTGAACAAGCGCAAGGAAGTTTCTGGTCTCTCAGACTTCATGAAGATCATTCAGCGCATGAACTGTTTCGAGTTCATCGAATTTCTCGAAGAAGACATTGTGCGGTCGCCCTTTGTCAAATCTTACATCGTCACCAAGAGCAAACTTGAGGATGATGGAACAATCGAGGCGGCCATCCTATGATCTTTTTTCTAATACCTCTCATGCACAATGTTTTAGTGGAGTTTTGGTTTAATGTTTTCTTTGGATTTGCTACCCCGTGTCGAGTTGAACTCATGGGAGGATGAAAATGGCCGAACCTATGAGACGCCAGATGGTCGATTCCCAAGTGTCACCACGATCATCGGGCGGGCCTTTGACAAATCACATCTGGAGGCATGGCGCGACCGTATAGGGCACGGCGAAGCTGATTTGCAGACAGCCAAGGCTGGTCGTTTTGGCACCAAACTCCATGACGTGTTGGAAAAGTATCTTCTCAAGGAAGACTGCTCGAAAGCACAATCTATCGAACGAATGCGTTTTGAATCTGTGAAGCGGAAAATCACCCCGCACATCTCGAAGGTGTATGGAGCCGAATTTCCGCTTTATAGCACGAGACTACGAACCGCTGGCAAAACCGATGGCATCGTTCTCTGGGATGGTGTGCCCGCGATCATCGATTTGAAGACCACAAAAAAATGGAAACGTGAAGAATGGGTCCTGAATTACTTCGTTCAGGCTGCTTGTTATGGACAGATGGTCAATGACACGTTTCCAAAGATGGATGTGCAGAAAATTGTCATCGTCTTCTCGACTGAAGACTTAGATTGCTATTACTTTGAAAAGAACATTTCAGACTACTACGATCAAGTAAGAAGGATTTTCATAGAAGATAGATGAAGGTAATAATAAGAAACGTAAGAGAACCAAAGGTTCCGACCAAAGAAATTCGACGAGCTATTGAATACTACACAAGTTTGTTATTGACGCCGCGCCAACACAAAAATGTCGTCTTAACTATTTGCTTCAAAGAATTTGAACCCTTCTACAAGGGTCACACAGAATGGCTGGATCGACCCGTTCGCCCGAGAGAATTCAAGATTACACTTTCCCGTCGATACAAATCTCAGGTGACACTGCGCACACTGGCGCATGAAATGGTGCATCTTCAACAATTCGTATTGGGAGAACTGACGGGCGAGACTCTGCGCTCCACAATTCGTTGGAAGCATCAAGAAGTAGACGACGAAAAGATACATTACTATGACCAGCCATGGGAAATCGAAGCGTTCGGAAAGGAAGTTGGATTACACGCGAGGTTTATTGCTTATAAAAACTCTCTTAAGAGATAAGTCTTTGTTTACGGCGCGCCCATGCGTCTCTCATTTTTTGTTTATGTTCTTCTGATTTCGGTCGTCCTTTAGTCTTACCGATTAAATTTGATGATATTTTTTGTCGTGTTTCTTCGGTGTGGGTTTTTCCAAAAAAATGATTTTTAGGTCCAGAATTTTTTCCCTTTTTTGAATCGGATATTTTTAGTTTAGTTTCTTCTGAATGATGCTTACCATACATCCCATTCTTCTGCCCTGAAAAATCCATAAAACCTATATTTGGTGATAGACCATTAGCGTTTATATAATCCCATCCCCCTTCACCACCCAATTTCAAATTATATACATCAGTTCGTTTGAGAAAATCTTCATTTACAATATCAGCTTCTTTTTTAAACATATCATCGGCATTGTCGAAAATATATAAAACCTTTTTCTCAAAGTTTTCTGTTCCATATTTTTTAAGGGCGCGCTGCAAATGTAATCCAGACCCCAAATAACGGTCTTCTGGATTTTTCGTTATATGAGTTCCAATATAAATTTTCCCATTTATTAAATTTTTTGTTTGATATACTACAAAAAGCAAAATTCTAACCTTTTCCCCTGTATGATCCCACCCCTTCCATGACCATATTTATACAACCCTATGTCTTAACATGGGTCTTTATTATCGCTATCTCGACCTTCGAAAAAACACCCGAAAAATGGGATTGCACTCATAAGTCTTTGAGATAACTCGCTTTAATTTTTTCATAATCAGAACTTGACAAGTCCTTCGCAACCATTATCTTTCGTATAGAAAGTAGATGGATCGGAGGACTTTTTCACATGACACACCTGCAACAGAAAGATTTCACACCGACTGGTTTGAAGCTTGAAGGTCAGTATGAAAACGACCGTAATGCTGAAAGCCGCGAACTTTTCAAGGCGATCATCCGTGAAGCCTATGGCGTCACCGACGTTATCGTCGCCCATCATCTGACCTACGTTGCCGAAGACAAGCGCGTTGGCGAAGATGGCCATGAATATACGTTTGAGACGGTTGAGGAAATTCCTTCGGCTGACGCTCTGATCTTCGACCATGACGTGGCGAAGAAAATCTGGGGCGAGAATTTCAAGGACGTTCTCGTGAAACTCGCTCTTGAACCGTGCGAAACGCGCGACGACCTTCTGGCGAAATTCTGGAATGAACGCAATCAAAAGGTGGCGGCATAAGCCGTCACCCCTTTCAGGAGAAACACCATGTTTGATCTTTGGCTACTCGCTGCAACGCCGTGGACTTGGGCATTCTCGCCTTTGTTTACGGGAACGCCTCTGCCAACGGAGAAGAAGTAATGTATGATTGGTATGACCATCCCCTGGACACCCGTGCCATAGCAGGTGGTGAAACGGGCGTGGACGGCCGAGAGTATAAGGGCGGAGAATTTCTACCCTTCTACGTGCCCCGTCCTGAGATGCCCCAAATCGATGAAGCGGACTATCCCGCATTCTTCGAATTTGTGAAGGCGCGGGGATGGTCATACCATCTGGAGACGGTTGATCCCAAGACGCTCCATGCGCATCAGCGCGTGGCGTGGAACAAGGTCATCACAATGACACCTGCTGGCTTGGCCAAACCGATTCTCGTTTCACGAGATGGCTACGTTCTCGACGGCAATCATCGGCGTGAGGCGCATATCCGCGACGGTAGCGACGTTTGCTGCTATGTGCTAAATCTGGATTTTGAGGCGGCCATTCGCTTGATGTTTTCGTTCCCGAAGACATATGCGTATGGCGATGGCAGGAAACACCCGAAAGGGTTCTAAAAATATCCTAATGGAGGAAATATTTAATGGTGATGAAAAAGAACAACGAAGATGTTGTGGAGACGGACACGATAGGAATCAGGACGTTTCAAATGGCGCACAAGGCAACAGGCGAACTCTTGGCGCAATTCCAAATCCGCGACGGCGCGGCGAAGGATGATCTTGCCGCCGCCGCGTTATGGCTGATTGAAATTGCCGAGACGCTGATGACTGGCAAGTCACCGTGGCGTAATGATTTGGACGTGGAAGGTGTCTATATGGAACCGAAGGAGAAAAACGTTGTCAACTGAAGGCGCACGGCAGGCTCTGGCCACGTTGGTCAACCTATCACCGCTGGAACGGGCTGATCTTGAAGCCGAATACGGACAGGTCTGGGATACATTCGAACTATCCCAAGACTTCGAAGTGATTGGCTTTGCGGCTCCCTTTATCGTCGTCAAACGCAAGTCGGACGGTAAGAAAGGAAGCCTCTTGTTCCAGCACATGCCCCGCTACTACTTTGAATTTAGGGAGGATTAAAATGACAAGGTTTTCAAAGTTAGAACTTGGCGCTGATGGCCAGCTTCACGAAACCCAAGTGCGCGAAATCAAGCAGGCTGACATTGGTAAGTGCCCACATGTCATCTTCGATCCCAATCATTATCGGGAGGACGGCACCTGCAAGTGCAATGACCCGAACGAAACCGTGATGAAGGAGTGGGGATATGTCTGGAAAAACGGCCAATGGCGGTAAGTTTCGGAGCCTGAGCGACCCTGAGCGGTCGCTCTTGCTTTTGGGGCTTGAGCGAGCAATTGATGCCTACGAACAAGATATTTTGGTAGCCAAGGGGTTCCCGAATGTGGTGAAATCTTATACGGATAAAAAAAATATGCTTCAGGAGCTTGTAAAGCGTCTGGAAAACGCTAATATAATCGGTTACTTGGAAAAGAGGAAGTAAGCTAAATATGCTTAACGAACAACAGTTATGGCTGATGATTATCGGGCTGGGTTTGCTCAGCGCTGGCGTCCTATACGTCTATGTTAGGATCATCATGTGGCTGTTGCGCAAGGCATATCGCTATATCACACGGGAGTAATCATGACTGCCACGATTAATTGGACAAGGCCGAAATTGGCACAATTTAAGAAGGTCTATGCCGATGCCGTTGGCAAAGGTATGGACCGATTCGTGTTTGAGGGGCATGACATTCTTGTCTCTTATGCCAAATATCTCATAGACTATCTTGACAATCAGTTTAAAAACAAGTAAAATGGCAACCCCGTTATGCGTCTGCCGAATACAAAGTAGAATTGACTATTATGCGCTCGAAAGAAGAATTGATCAATGAAATAGAAGCAAGGAACGAGGTTCGCCGCGAGGCTGATCTTCCCTTGCTATCTGTTGCAAAAGAGATTGATCGAATCTCAACAGCGGAGCTTCGCCAAGATTATTTGGACTGGTATAACACGACTCCGTTGCGGGCCAAAGTTGCCGCGTCGATTTTGCAAGAATGTCGCGATGAACGACATGATCCGAATTGGATTCCGCATAGCTATCTAAATGGCGGTGGGGATTATAGCGCTCGCGTCGATAAGAAAATGCATCAACTCTGGAAAGAAGAACGAAAGAAATGAGTAAACGTTTACGGGACATCATCCCTCTTGATGAAATAAAATTGTCCCGCCTCACTACCGCCTTAGATAAGGGGCACCCGATTGGCACAGTTTCTTATGAACGTCCTGAGCTATCGGGAGAGAAGAAAGCTGCTGCCAAGGCCGCTATGCATTCGGCTCTTGATCGTGAAAGCAAAAAGGGGATGATTTCATGGACGGGAGCACATGCGGGACGCTATAAGTATGACGCTAACAGTGAACCCGACAAAGAAAATTCTTACGTTCTGCGCCCTGGTGATCACCCAAAAGCCAAGGAAAACTTTCACCGCATTATAAGCCATCTGGCCAAACGATTTGGGCAAGAGTCGTTTCTCAAAGTCAAGAAGCACGGGCAAGGACCAACACCAACGGGGGCTTATTACTATCCTGGCCGACATGGATCGAGTAAGAAAGTCGCTCCCCTCGGAAAAATTCATTACAATGAACCTTTGAAAGGCGGCGGCGGAGACACTAAGATTAAAGGATCGTCGTCGTCATTCACTGTGAGAGAAGACGAAAAATAAGGAACACTTGTTTGTAATGGCTCTGAAACCGTTGAGACGTAAAGAAGTTGTTGATCGCAATAAGTCGGGCAAGATCGATCTTAAAGGATACGATCCACGCTTGCCTTATTATGCCGTTTTCTCCGTTGGTAATCTCGACGGTAGCATTGAATTTGGTTCTTCACAAACATGCGAAGGCGTTGCACACACCGAAGAAGAAGCTATCGAGATAGCAACCAATATCAATGATAATTATCCAACGTTGGAATGTTTTGTCTATCACTGCAAACCAATCGCCAAAGTTTGGCGCGGTGAATTGAGAGTGACGAAACTCAAATAAAAGGAGACGTGTGTCGGTAGGACGGCAGGGTTGTCGTGATGGTCTCATAAGCCATTTTAGGTTGGTTCGATCCCAACTATCGATACCATTACACCATGAGCAACACGATTCGTGAACTTGTGCAAGTCATGCCGCTGGGCGATATCATCCAGATCATCCATGATTGGGAACAGTTCGAAAGAGACGGTTCAATCGGTGAATCTTTCCTTCGTGAGACGACTGAAAAATATCTCGCTGGTTTTGGTTCAGCGGCAATTGTAATAACCATGAAAGACTTCGCGCTCGAATGCTATCGTTTCATGGCGCACTTTGGTCCGAATGGCGACTTACTGAAATTGCAAGAGGCGTTACAGACTAATGAATCGACCACCTGAATCGACCGAAACTGGCTGGTATGTCAAAAAGCGCATGGAGTGGATCGCTGAAACGCTGCGCATTTTTGGGTTCATAAATAGAGCACACCTGCAAAAGAAATTCGGCATCAGCACACCGCAGGCGGCGAATGACTTTCAGCGCTTTCTTGAACGGTATCCTAACAAGATGCACTACGACCGAAACAAAAAGTGCTACATTCGCGGCAAACCTAAAGACTAAAACTTCCGTTCTTATATGGGTTATTATTCCCCACTGTCTATGGGGCGAACAGGGTTCAAGTCCCTGACGGAGGGCCACCTATTGAAAAAACCCAAGCATCTCGTCTCGCCCAAAGTCAAATCAATCATCTGCAACGTCTGCAAATCCGATATTCAAAAACGTGATTGTAAGTGCGCAAAAGACACAGCCAAACATTGGCAAGTAGTGTATGATTGACACGGATACTTTTTAGTTGGGGGAAACGTTATGGTTCGGTGGAATTTTGCGCTGGCGGTTATCGTCAGTATTGCTTCGATGACACTCTATTACAATGATGCCCATGCCGCGTTCCGTTCAGGCGGGTTCGGCGGGTTTCGATCCTCAGGATCATATTCGCGACCGAGCACAACGTTCGGTCGTTCTCTTTCTGTTCGACCGATGCCATCCCTGCCCAAGGCGCGATCCGTCCCGAGCTTCCCCAAGGCATCTGCACGCCCCACAATTACTCCCAGACCGACGATTCAACCGTCGCCAAGGGTCGCGCCCCAGACGGCAAACCTCTACCGTGTGCGCCCTCTCTTTCACACAACCCCACGTTATACCTATCACGATTATTACTATCATGCACCCGTATATTCTTCAGGCCCATCCTTTTGGGATATCTGGTTCTGGTCGTATATGATGGGAAATCATCAAACCGTTGTGCAGCAAGCCGCAATTCCGCACTGTGGTGACGGGTTATATCTGGATAAAAACAACACATGCCAAAAATTACCTGTGTGCGGAGCAAATCAACGGTTGACCAAAGACATGATTTGTGAAGTTATCCCCAATGAACCGAAAAAGGCCGAAGCCGTTCCGCCATCAGGCGACCGCGCCCAGCCGAATTGGGAGAAGGCAATCGAGTTCAACCCATGAGGGACAGTGATGGAACAAGTAAGTAGACGGGCTTTGTTTGGATTAGGCATTGGCGCATTGGCCGTGCCAGTGGTTAGGCTGCTACCCGAAACGGTTCTGCCGACTGGGCCACAAACTCATCTTAAAATTCCATCCAATCCATATCGTGACGAGCCATTAGAATGGTATAAATTGACAGAATGGTATCCGTGGCGCGCAGGCGCGCCCTCATAGTAAATAGGAATTACGCCTCAGTATCATCCCCACCTTCTAAGTGGTCATCAACGATGTAATTGGAGTATGCGGGTTCGAGTCCTGCCTGAGGTGCCACCCCCATGATCGGTCTCATATCCATTTATCTTGTTTGTGGTATTGTGGTGGCAGTCTATGTAGCCATTACAACGCCTGGATATAGAACCACTTGGGAATGGTGGGGACCTGTAATCTTAGAGGGATGGGATACTCTCGCTCGGGTTATTTTATTGTGGCCAATATGTCTAATTGGTCTTTTGATGCATGGCAAAGACTCATGAAACCAAAGGTCATTGACATATTCCTCGCGTTCAATCCCGTGACGATCCAATGTGACCATCGCTTGCGCCCGTTTGATCGGGCTTTTTTCGATGCCCGTAGTGCCACTACTTACGTCGCGGAGATGACTATCCAACACCCCGAATTAACTATGATAGTCGCGCGCTTCGACTGCGAAGTCCCTGAAAGTCAAATCAATGCTTGATATCTATCTCGCGATTTATCTCGCCATCGGCATTGGGTTGATGTTCTATCTCCTTTATACCTCGAAAATTCCTATAACCCGCGTCAATTGGATTGACGTTTTCCTATTTCTGACATTCTGGCCACTATGGCTTCTCTTTCGTCTATTAGGACACCCCTGATGATCAGTGCCGAACTCCTGCAACTCTGGAAATCTCTCGCACGATCCGACAACTGTCTCGACGTGTTTGTGCCGTCCGACATTCGACAACTGATCGGCGAAATTGAACGCCTGGATCGCGTCATTTACCTCGAAACTCCCGCGACGGGCGGCCATGCGCAAGTGGCCATCGAACGTTATCGCAAAATGCATGAGGATGAAGATGGAACACTCCCCGCCAGACCTGAACCAAGTGACCCTGCAAGAAATATTTGACTATGGCGTTGACTTCCTACGCAAGCAAAATGCCAAGTCAAGCATCATCCTGACAACCCGTGGTGAAGGCGGTTTGCTCACACCTCAAGAGCACTACCGTTATCGCACCGAGCAACCTGATGGGCGCGTGTTTCGTTGTGGCGCGGGCTGCTTCCTTCCTGACGAACGTTATGATTCAAACATGGAAGGATGGGCTGTTGTGAACTTTCGTAACAGATTCTTCAACTACGAACCCGCTGGTCGTAAGATGGAGCTATTGCAAGCACTCCAGCGCAAGCATGATCAATACGACATCGAGGAGTGGGAAGATCAATGGAAGAATGTCGCCAAGGAATTTGAACTTACCTACACAACACCCAATTCCACTTGAAAAGTAGTCGAAAATTTGCTATGATTCGAACACAATCACCTGAGGGAACTACCATGGATACTATTGACCGCGTTGCGACGGCGGCACTCAAGGGTGCCAAGATCGACTTGGGGGAACTCGGCAACGTCTACGCCGTGGCCAAGGAATGTCTACGACGGGGGTTTGACGAAGATCGCACCATCGAATGTACTTCTGCCTACGTGGCGACCGTGGCCCGCAAATGAAAAGTTCCCAAGCAGTGATGTTTGGTCTTTTACCTGAAAACCAACCTATCACCTTTCGCCTGCCCAAAAAGCAGATGTCGTTGGATACAAAGCCTGAAGAACCTTACACCTATTACCAAGGTGTCATCAAGGGTGTCTATTCGGTTCATGCCGAAGTAACATTCTATATCATCCAATCCTTGGAACCGCTGCCCGATTGGGATTACTCCCATATCGTTTTGTCAAGGTCTGAGATTTATGTCAGGGGCGTGGACGCATGATGTATTCGATCTACGAGAACATTCCTGGTTTACTAAGCACAAGCGTTCGTCGGTTTCACTTCGAACCTGATGATTACGCGACACGCATTCTTTGCGGTATCCATAAAATGCGAGGAATGCGTAGCCGACGCCGACATGAATACCGACGATGCTCAGATGATTGGTTCGAAAGCTTGCGCAGCATGACAGCGGGAGAACGTGTGCGTGAACGATTTCAGAATCGATACATGAGAAAGATGGAGGTTTGGAAGTGACCTATCAGTTCAATGAGTATCAGGAACGCTGGTTGAAGCGACTGGAGACGACGACCGAACCGCAAACTTACGGACATCTCGAAGATTGTAGCGGTCGCTGTTGTTTGGGTGTCGCTTGTGATGAATTTCGAGCCGATTTCGATCTGGGATATGTGATGGGCGATGACGGCACGGCATCTTTCATATCCCAGCAAACACACACAGCATTTAAAGGCGTCCTTCCGTATGAGATACAGGAAGCTTTAAAACTTCGCGGGCCAAGTGGTATCTTTGTCGCATCACTAGCAAACGAAGAAGGACAGTTATTCGACTTAATGTCTCTCAATGATTACGCCCATTAGTCTTTCGAGCGAATAGCTAAATACTGTCGAGAGCATCCCGACAACGTATTCAGCGATTATGACGAACAGCAACATACAAATCCAGATACAGGACATTAGTGGACAGTGGTTCACAATCCAGACGACGCCAAATTCAGGGCCGATGGTGAAGCGGGCACTCGATAGCGCTCACGCTTCATATCATAAGAAAGTGCGGGCGATTACTGCCGATGGAAGCGTAATCGATATGAAGTTCTAAAGGGGGCGGGTATGTTTGAAGTGAAATTTATAGATTTCGAGGATGATGTTGAGACTGAAATCACACTCTATCGTTCCTACTACCAAATCGACTGCTGGTCCTTTGTTCGCAATCACCTTACCTGTCCCAATCCCAAAGTCAAGTCACAAGCCAAGAAATACGTCGTAATGGATTCGCAACGCCGTTGTTACGACCCATCGATGGATGTTGTTCTTCTGAGAAAATATGCAGCATGAGCACTGCATTATGAAATCCGTAATCTTCGATATCGACGGCACGCTTAGCGATGGGCGTGCCTTTGATTTTTTACTCGATCAGAAACCTAAGCTCTGGGATGAATGGAACCGTCAAACCTTCCATCATGTGCCATGGGCACCAATCGTCTCGCAATATTTCTCTCACCACTTCCAAGGCCATGACAACTACATTATCACGGCGCGGGCAGAGAATTGCCGCCTCTATACCGAGAACTGGTTGCATAAACACGCGCTGGCGCGCGGGCACAAGGGTCTCTACATGCGGGCGGCTGGCGACCATCGTCCCGATTTCATTATCAAAGAGGAAATTATCCATTTTCTCAAGAAGAATTATGGCCTTTCTTTTGATATAGCCTATGATGACCGCCCTCAAGTCATTGAAATGTATAAACGAAATGGCATCGATGCGCGTCTGGTGGCCAACGG